TCTCTATCAAATCTAGTTTTTCTAGCTTGATAAAATTCAGAACCAAGGATTGGTTTAATACCAGTTGCTAGAGCTACATCGTAAAAATCTAACCATGAATGTATATTCCCATGATCTGTAGTAGCCAAACCTTTCATTCCAAGAGATTTAGCTCTATCCAAGTATTCTTCTATTCTTCCATGGCCATCCAGCATTGAAAAAACTGTATGGTTATGTAGATTGGTCCAATTTCTCACTAAATTCCTCTACTTCTATCTGAACCATCTAAAGAACTATCTCTAGTTTCTCTATAGGTAATAATCACTACTCCACCACAGTATTTACAGGGTACTGGCTTACCATCTTGAGCGAATGGACTATTGTACATGTAACGATCTGGCTGATCAGATTTACATTCCGAACAAACACCAATAACGTCATCTGGATCCTTTATATTAGACATCTTGACCTCCTTTCTTTATTACCGCGTAGGCAAAGCGTACTGGAGATGGCGATGATTTTTCATTTGTTTCCACATATTTATCTCCAACTTTTAACCATTTATTTCTTTTATCCAAAGAGCATTCTCCGCAACCAACACCAGCAGAATTTGCTCTTTCGCACGTATATGGTCTCCCACCTATACCAAGCTGTCTTCTTCTAATCCAGTCATTAATATGACTATTGGTTTTTTCAACATTATAGTCATCGCAATTACTTAGAATTCCATGCAAAAATTCTATTGATTCTTCACTGTAAGTTAATATAGAGCATAGAAACAGTCTTGCCTCATGCTCTAAATATTTTTTTTCTATTGCTTGTTGCCACAATTTTTTAACAGCTGTACAATTTTCCAAAAGTTTTTTAGGAGTAAATTCTTTATGTGTTTGCTCAACCTGTCTAAAAGCTGTTGAACCATATTTATTAAAATAACCAATAAAATCTTTTGATTTTTCTTTTTCTATTTCCATATCATAAGTAAACTGCCTAAACCATTCATTGGCGTCTGCGTTAAATGCCTGTTCTGCAACGATATTGCTTTGCCTAATTAAACAATATTTTTTTATTGATTCATAATCAGAATAAAGAAGATCAACTGAAAGAAGATTTTTATAAAGATCCGTGTCCTGATGCTTGCTACCCTCTAATCTCCACATTCTTCTTGAATCATAAACGCTAAAGTCTAAACATTTAAGATCTAACTTTTTTTTCATTGTTTCTGCTATATATCGAAATATATTTGGAAGATTATTAGACGGATTAATGCCTAGGGCAATAGCTTCGCATTCAATATGAAATCCCTTTTTACCAGTAAAATAAATCAAAATAGAATCTTGGGGAATATATTTTTTTAAATATTCATATAATAATATTGCATCTTTTTGCGCATCAGCAAATAATGTACTATCAATATCAAAATACAAAGAAGATAATCTAATAGCAGTATCTATATCAGTGCTATTGTAACGCCAAATTGAAGTATACAATCCGGTGTTATTATGCTTGTTTCTAAATGTTTCCATATCTTTTATGTCTATAAAAGATATTTTATCATCATTTTTTTGACGTATAACTCTAGATATACTATTTACATAAACCGCTGTTTCAACATATTTCCATGAAGATAAAAATTTTTCTGGATTAGTCGGAATAATCATAATATCTTCTTTTTTATATACGCTTCCTCAATGTTTCCTATGACAACTGCATCAGATGCGTTTAGGTCTAATGAATTATTTCTATAGTAAACAGATTCATTTATTAATCTATCTAAGTTATTAATTATAAAAATTCTATTACATATTTTTTGATTAACTGTTAGATCAGTTGTATTTGAAGTCATAATTTTGTATATCTATCATTAACTAATGTCCTGTCATCTATAATCAGATGTATTTTGCTGGCAATATTGTCAGATATATGGACTATATAGTCCATATATGTTATAGGTAAAGTCTCTGGTACTGGCGACCAAGGCCCCAGGTGACACCTAATTAGTCTCAAAATGCTTTGAACATTTTCTTCTGCAATAAACAATGAAGAAGAATTTGTATCGTTTGCATATTCTCTATCATGTTCCATGCAATTCATAACAAATTTATTAACCGTATACGGGTGCATTGGATCGTAATGGAACATGCCATCCTGTTCTGATGCAATGCCTTTTGTTATATCGTGCAATAAACAAGCTGCTATAATAATATCTCTTTCTTCAGAAGAAATGGAATAAGAATCACACATAATATTTGCAATTCTCACAACACGTTTAGTGTGCAATACGTTTCCGCCGGGTCCGTGTTCATCTGGTGGATGATATTTGCCGGAAAAACTAGAAGGTATATTCCAAAATATATCACACTTTAATAAGACAGATCTTACAAATGACTGTATTGATTCATCTTCAATGAAATTTATTTCATCTAATAAATCGTTTAAAAAATAATTTTCTTTTTGAATTAAATCATTTTTGTCTTTAGATAGGATATCGTCTAAAATACTTTTTTTTGTCATTTCCAACCATTCCATTTTGAGCACTCGTCGTCAAACGGGCACTTCTTACAATAAGAAGTGAGACCACGTCTAGGAGCAAATAATTTCTTTTCGCTAATTATATCACACCAGTAAGCAAGTGCGTCTATATCTTCCTTTGAGATATCATATTTTATAAAATTTAAATTATTCGACATTAGATCAACATAACCAAAATTTGTATTAGAAACTTTATCTGGATGTCTTAAACAGAAACCCAAATACATCACAGAAAAATCTACCTGATACATATAACTATGATTATTTCTGTAATTAAATACAAATTTAATTACAAAATTTTCAGAATCTTTTCTATAAATCAGATCAAATTTATCTTCAATTTTTGATTTACTATTAGGAACTGCAACAAAGTCTTCAGATATAGCTATGGGTATTATATTGCTATCGCAATATGTTTCGTGAAATTTCATTAAAATAGACGCAGCTTTTGTTGTAAGATTAGCTACGTTACCATATACACTCTCGTGCTGCTCGGTCATAATGTCATAATGATCAGTATTTTTAGGGAACCATAGCTTTTCCCATCTATTTAATAAGGATGAATAGGATGGCGTAATTCCGCCTTGTTTTTTATACCAAAAGAAATAAATAATATTTTTTATGGTAGATTCAAATTTTTTTGAATAAATATCTCTAGAATAAATTTTTTCAATAAGTAAATCATTATATCTGTAATCATATAATCTTTCGCATATTTGAAAATCTTTAATAGACTCAGTAGTAAGACTCAGCATCAGTCAAAACCTCTCCCTTGTAGAAGCTCTTGTAATTCAGTAGATTCAGTGTAATTATCCTCACAGATAACTTCATAATCTTCATATATTTTTTTGTAATCATTATATCTAACCAATGGTGGATCGTACATAAAGGCGGAGCCAGTAATTCTATTTTTAGGTATCTGTAGTTGCATTATATTTTCATCTTCTGTTTCGTCTTGAGTAGCTAGTCTTTTTTCTGTAATAAATATTGTAACAGCGCATTTTTGCTGGATAGATAATGAACCGCCAGTATCAGATTGTTGTACTACTTCTCTTTTTTCTTTCATTCTATTTGAGTTTTCCTGAGCCGTAATTATTAAAGCACAGTTCATATCTCTAGCTAATTTTTCCAGACGTACCATCATTTCTTCAAATTCGCCCCATCTTGGTTTACCCTTACCAGCTCCACGTGTAAACATTGATTGTATGGTGTCGATTATAACTATATCCGGAACTTTTTCATTGTGTCCAATTAAATCTCGTAGCCAAAATTCAAGATCTTCAAAATATGGTGTATCTGGATCATGCCGAACCATTAACCTATCCCCCCATTGTTCCATTTTTGATTTAAACTTTTTTAAACATTGATTCTTTTTTTCGGTTGTCCATTTATCTGCCTCAGAATAAACGTTTTCGCCTATAATTTGAGTCATAAGAATTCTTTCCCAATGACCAATAGCTTCTTCAAAGTTTACGTATAAAACACGATATCCGTTATCTAGCCAATTATTTGCTAGGCATTTTGCAAATGTGCTTTTTCCTTTTCCGGAAGGAGCAATAATTGCATGAACTGCGCCTTTGAAAAATCCTCCATCATCCGTATATCCCATAGCTCTATTTAAAGCTTTGAATTGAGTTGGGATAAAATCTGGTATATTAAGAAGCTCATCTGCTCTATTTAGTATATCTATACCTGTTGTTAATTTACTAAAAGGATCGTATTTAATTTGATTTTCTAAATCTTTAATAACAGATGTTAATTCATTAATTCTGGATATATCTTCTTGTGATTTAACACCCTTTTTATTGATAAGAATTTGCAATTCCTGCAAAGAATTTATCTGCTTTCTTTTGTTTGCTTTGTGCTTTATAAGTTCCAAAACAGATTCTTTACTTGAATACTCAACACCCTGAATATATTCAAGCATAATTGTTACTCCGGAAGATCCACCAAGTGCATCGTAAATGTCCGTTTCGCTGGAAAGCCAAGATTTAAAAGCTATAGGATCAACAATTTCTAGATTTGTAGATCTATAGAAAGATAATATAGCAAGATAAAATTCATGTACCCCCTTTTCGCCATGAATTAAACCAACTAAATCTTCTGATAAATTATCATTAAAGTAACGAACTGCTCCAGTTTCCTTAAGACAAAGAGCGAACATTTGATATTCTAATGGAATTTCTTTTTCTTTACTAATGTCTTCTAGGATCATTTAGTTTATGGCCTTTTCTTTTCTGGTACAGATCTTTTTTATACTGAGAATTTTTTCTCTTCATTTCTTGATAAAAAGAAGAAGACGTTACTGATTATTTTGTTTTTTGTTTTTCAAAAAATGGACTATTCCTTATTGCCTCTAATAGCCTATCATATACACTATTTTCTGTTAATGAATCATTATATCTGAAAACAATTAGTGCAATTCCGTTTTCTTTACACCATTGATACTTTTTGATATCTCTTTTTTGAGCTTCTTCAAAATCATATTTAGATTCAAAAAACCTACTAGTATAATAAAAATGTTGACGACCATGATATTCTGCTGCTATTGCATAGGATGGGCAATATACATCTAGCTTCATTTTTTCGCCTATATGATATTCATTTAATATTGTTTCACCAGGTAAAAGTTTTTGCAAAATGTTAGTTAAAGATGTTTGTCCTCTAGACATTTTTTTTCTAGAGTCTTTTAACCAATTTAAACCAAGTTGATTTATTTTCTTATTTAAATAAGAAATACTAACATTTAATTCTTTAGCTATTTGAGATAAACTTAAAGATGTATCAAAAAGAAGATCTATTAAAAATTCAATATCATCTTCTTCTGTTTTATTATTTTTCACCATTGGATTGATTGTACGATGTCTTGCTAAGAGAAATTGTTTTACCTAAATCAACAACTGATATATCAAGATTATTCCACACCTTAGACATTAAGGCTAAGCCAAATATACCACAATCTAAAATGCAATAATCTATTTCATTTTGGATTTCAGATAGTTGATCCGATACATAATCTAACTTGTCATAATAATTATTAAATGGAATATTAATTACATGAGAATTAAATCCTAAATACTTTTGAATTACTTTCTTATCATGCAACGATACTACAGCTTTTGGGGTATTTTTTATGTAATAATTAATCAGTATATTATATACATCTCTATCATTTAAATAGTAATATTCAAATATATTTGAATAAAAATACTCAGCGTTTTTGTGAAGACCTATTTTGTAGTGTTTGCCATCATTTATATCTGATATTAAAGTATGTGATATTGCCTTCATTACATTTTTATCAGAATTTTTTAATGATGTTATAACATTTTTTGCAAAATAATTTGGAAAAGAATTTTCACTATTTTTGCTTAATGCAACTATTGAAGACTTTGGTATATTAATGTAGCTAAATTTATTTTTCTTTTCCAATGCTAACGTTACTTTTTTTAGCGATTCTACTGGATTTAAAAATGTCATGATCTTCCTATTATATCCCAAACGTTCCCCAGTTTATCAAAACTGGGTCATTATCTACTATTGAATTAATATGATTTAAATTATGGAACTTACCACCATCAATTTTTGAATATCTATTATATTTTGCCAATTTATCTTCATCTCTGATATAACCTAGGTGCTGCATTACTAGACCAGAATTAGCCCAGTAATTTCTTTGTCTATACCAATCGACAACATAGGTTGGTTCTGATCCACAGGCTAATTCTTTGTTTAGAAAGCCACCATTATCCATAAATCTAAAAATTCTAGTACTATTATTTGGTGCCCATAGCTTATCAACTCTATATTGTTTTTCATTCCACATATGATAAAATCTAACATTAATTACGTCGTGTGCTGATTTAGATAAAACATCACGAATATTTTCATTATCTACATGATATAACATTTCGTCGCAATCAATAGCAATAATCCAATCGCCAATATTTGCAAATTTTTCCAAGTTACCCCAAGCATAGGCTCTGAGCTTACCTTCGTGTACATTAAATAATGGCTCTGGAGACTGAAAAACTTCAGCATATTTAGAGGCTATTTCTTTTGTATCATCTGTTGAACAATCGTCTGTGAAAATAATCTTATCAACTTGTGTCGATAGTCTGGCAAGGACGTCTTCTAAAAATCTAGAAGATTCATTTCTACCTATCATTTGTGCAATTATCATTATTTTTATCCTTAATTAGAGAATAAATTGAGGGGGGATAATTTCCCCCCTCAATTCTTTTACGACAATTATCTAGAGGCTTTATTGAACTAGTCAGTCGACCATCTGTTCACGAGCCTCAACAGCCGAGATTCGCTCAACATCTACATCTCTATAGATGAGCTCTCCCATGGAGGAGCGACGATTGCTTGAGCTTGTTGCAATCTTCTCTGCGTCTGTCTTATTATTAGCCTTTACAAGCGAAGTCGCAGTCACTGTAAAGTACTTGAATTTATTATCTGACATTGTATTACCTTTCGTTAATTTGATGGATAATTGGTTGCGATATATTCTATCGCATCTTGCATCGATGATGCAAGTTTTGTTGCCATATATTTCAAATAAACTCTATTTTTATTTGAGTCGCAGCAGAAGACTACTGCTGGCTGATTATTGAACTTAGCCCAAGCTAGCTCAAAATCAGTACCTATATATGGGCGATCTTTGATCATATACTCAACAAGAAGTATATCGGCTCGGCGTTGCAAAAACAAGTTTTTTTGAACAATTTCTTCGGGAGTTTCATATCCTGTATCGAATATTAACGTTGGATCAAGAACATCGTAGCCATTTAGGTGCAACAATTCTGTTGCTGCTTTACGCCAGCCTCTACCATATTCTTCAACGCCTTCTATTGCTCCCGACAAAAAAACTTTAAGCGACATAAGAAACTCCTGGCCAATAATACTCTAAATCACTTGGTTCATCAAAATAGGCCGAATAATAGTTAAAATCTTTACGCAAAAGATTAGACCTATGAGACCTATGAAATTCTTCGTTGCCAAACCAAGGTGGCATAACAACGCTTCCTGGTTCTATCTCTTCGTAGGACATATTATTTTTGTAGCCACGACCAACCCATTCACGTATAGTTATATTTTGATACAACTTTAAAGCAGACTCATATCCTGTCCACATTAATGTGACTGGATGATTTCGCCAACCTGTTGTTGACGTACGCTTAAGTAGTATGTTAAGAACTTGAAATGTTTCAACACGCTGCTTTCCCAATCTACGATAATCTAATACTTCTACAGATTTTTGAAAATCAGCATATGGTAAAAATGTTTGCACTTTAGTCCTTTTTGAATTCAGTGAACGTTTTATCGCCTACACCAAAGTATGCTCTAGCAAGGCCAGAAACTATTATAGCATCGTTTAGGCATTCGCCTGCCTCATTCCACACTTTTGCTAGAACTCTTCCATATTTTTCATTCTTATCAATAATTGTTTCAATTTTGACTTTATGGTTTGCAGCTGTTATCCATTGGTCAGTAAACTCTTTTGCTGCCAATCCCATTTTCTTTTCTTCAACATTAGAGGTTCTGCTTTCAGGAGTGTTGACTCCATATAAACGTACTCTACCCTTTTTCAAAACATCAAAGCCAAGATCAATAATGATATCAAAAGTATCACCATCTACAACTTTTTTAACCTCTGCATTGTATATCCATGGATTTAATTTATCCGACATTTATATCTCCTTAATTTGATTAACTATCCAAAGCACTACTGGAGAAACAGCCCCATTACCACACATCTTATACCTAATATTATCTGAATTGGTTTGTCCATCAGCCCTATGTAACGTGTGATTATCTGGCCATCCCATTAATCTTTCACATTCTATTGGCATCAATTCTCTAACAGACAAATAACCACCATCTTCTACTACTATTAAATTTTCTCCTCTACTTGAGGGTTTACCCCCTTTGCCACCGCTTCTAAGGCACGGCGCAGTATCTGGGTTATATTCCTCGTCTTTTTTCCTGTATCTATTCTTCTCAGGATACCTTCGCACGCCTTCTTTGACAGGTAATATTTTTGATGCACATCTTTTGGCGATTCGAGAATCATAGCAAGAGACGACGAACAATCTTCTGCGCCTTTGGGGAACTCCAAAGTATTGTGCATCCAGCACAGCCCATTCGCTGAAAATCGCCCCTGATTTAACCATTTCTTTGAGAATTTTGTCAAAATCATCTCCTCCCTTTGAAGTTAGTGTTCCAACGACATTTTCCCATATTGTCCATTTTGGATATTCACCATTTGTTTTTATTTGCATTTCGTTTATTATTCTTGTACCGTCGTAAAATAATGAAGATTCCTCTCCATTTAAACCATTCCTTAAGCCTGCATATGACAAATCCTGGCATGGTGACCCAAATGCAATTAGATCAACATTTGGCAAAACGTTTGCTGTAACGTCTTGTATATTACTATCTCTATATACATTTGGCCAATGATATTTTAATGTTTGCAAACAGTCGGGATCATTTTCAATTTGAAATTGGCATTTAAGCCCTGCTTGATCAAGACCTAAATC